CCCAATTTGAATTTGAAACCTAAACCTGCGGGCTGGATCTATTGATGCTTCTGACCAAAAAGTGTTAGCCATTTTCTATTGTTCTCCCTTTCGAAATGTTCTCATACTAATAACCTTTAGTCTTCAAAGCCTGCGCCACTATTCGTGACCACAAAGTCAATAGCGAAGAACTCAACAGCACGAGTTGGCTTGACAAGCAGTTTAGCATAAATGACATTCTGATCAATCAAGTCGGGTGTAGTTGTTGTCTCGTCTAGGACAAGACGGAACTCTTCGATACCAAACTGAGCCTTGACATCGTCGAGGATAGCGGTGGCTTGTCCCTTAAACCGATCCCAGGTCACTTGTGAGTTAGGATCAAAGAGCAGTCTCGAAGCGATGAATGAGATGCGGCGCTTGATGTAAATCATCAGGCGTCGGACATTGATCCGATCGAGAGCCGAGCGGGTCTGCTGGAGTGTCTTCTGACCGAAGACTACAATACCCTCTGCTGGGAACTTGGCGATTGGATTGATACCGTTCTCGTAGAGAGAATCTCGGTCGTCCTGAGTTAGTCTTTTTGAGACATCTAGTATCGGAAGACCAGCAGCACCTTCGCTGAGACCGCCTCGGGTGAACCCGGCAGGGGCAAACCAAGGGGCATCATTCTTGTCGGTACTCGCCAGAACACCAAGAGCGGCTACCGAAGGTGGCATCCAGATGCTTCTGTTTGAGTTCTTATCGTGTGCCAAGACCCATGGGGCGTAAGCGGCACCGTAGCTATTATTAATGTTGCGGTCGCTGAGGGCATCGGTTGCCTGCTTGATAGTATAAGCATTTCTCTCAGCGATGCTATTAGTGTTTTCAGTATCTGCATCATATAGTTTGTCGATATCGATGATTGCTAACGCATCTGCACGATTTTCGACTGTGTCCAATAGATGATTGGTTACTGTTGTCTGGACTACGCCCGGAATGGTTGCCAAGTTATACTGGACAGCTTCCGAGTCAGAAACAATGTTGACTGCACGCATCAGGGTATGAAGCGGCGAAGATACCTTCTCGTCAGTAGCTGTGCCGAAGGCACTTTGACGGAAGGGGTCTTTCTCGGTTACATCGAATCCATCAAAGCCGCCATGCAGCACAGTGGTGAATCGGTCAAGTCCGGCATTTAGAGCACCAGAGAAAGATGAGTGAGCCGAGGTGTAGCTCTTGTTGGCACCACTAGACTGACGTGAGCCAGAAACAAACTCGTATCCCTCTGCGGCAGAGCCAGATATGTCATCAAGAGTAAAGTGCCACGCCAAAACTAGTGGGTCGGTGGCGATGTTAGTTGAGACTGGGCTGTCTGCCAAGTCGTGGTCAGCACTGTAGGAAACCGTTTCCAGTCCCTTGACCCGCACCTTGAGACAATCTAAGACCTGCTTGCTTATAACTAGGTCAGTTGGCGAGGTATGGGGCCAAGCGCCCCAATAAGTCTGTTTAAGGCTTTTGGGGTTTCCCCAGGTGCTCTTCTTGCGGAGAGGAACGGAAGGAAATGCGATTGAACCAGAGAAGCCCTTGTATCCGCCGAAGCCTCCGAGCACGCCGACTAGATCAGAGCCAGAAAATGACCCCAACCCGCCGAGACCGAACTGCGCAGCAGCGCCGCCGTCAACCATACTTGCGACAGAGCCACGAGTGCCGCTAAGTACACCCGCAACTCGGTTTATATCAAGAAGTCCGCCAGATCCACTAGCAATAGTGACCGGACGATAGGTTAGTGGACCAAAGACACCAGCAGGCAGAAGCTGGGCATCTGCTACGCCAGCATCAACATCGCCATCCATCACCACACGAACAAATAGTGAGCGGTTAGGATGGGTGCCATAGGTTCGATTGCCAAGCAGGGTAGTGTCGTACTCTTCGTACTTGTCACCGATCTTTTTAGCAAGATAGTTTGGAGAGGCTGGGTTGAGATCGCACTGGTCCCAACGCTCTAGGATAACAGGCTTGTTATCGTTGTCAGACATCTTACGAACGACTACACTAAATGTACCGTATTTCTGATATGCTCCCGTAGGTGCTTTGATGTCTGTAAGAGATATTTTTATGTCCCTTTGAACTGCCTCGCCGGCGGTCAGAGACTCGAAGCGGAAGAGGCGTTGTTGGAGAGTTGCGTCGTAGTTTGCTGACGCACCGCCTTGGACAAGGTGCTGGCAGAAGTACCAACCGGTAGATCCCTTTGTGGCGGCGAAGCGGAAGTCGTTGCCTACCTGGGTTATATCTTCCTGATTGCGCAGAGGCAGTATGGCAGCCCAAGCCTTTGTCGCTGTGACGTTTTCGCCGCCAATGGCACCGGACATTAGCCCGATTGAACTGGTGGTTTTTCCTAAAAGGCTATCTTCATAAGACTCGCCGAGCCAGAACTTACCACCCTGATTGGCGGTTGCCGTGGAGGCACGAGTAATACTGGAGTTGGTTACCGTTGGGTTCGTATTAAGAACTTTACGAATAAAGTTATCTTTATTCGGGTTCATGCTGATCGTGACCTTTTTGAAGGTGGTAATATCGACCGCACCAGCCGGGCTAATATTTAGAGTAATATCGCCGTTAGCGTTTGTTTCGTAAAGCTCGCATGCCGAAGAAGTGAGTTGCGTATCGGCACGGGTGCCGGACATGAGTACACGTCCACCGGGACAATAAAAGGTAGCGGCGAGTGCGCCAGAAACATTTGCGCCGACGGCCTCGACGTCTTCGCCATCGTTCGCCAGATTTCCCGAGGGCCAGAGGAACAATCCCCAAGCGCCACCATTAGCAGGAGCAGAATCGAGCGTTCCTGCTTTGTAGCCAGCATAGCCGGTAGCAGAAGCATCAGGGTCTTGGACACCCAGGACACGCATAAAGGTCAGTGGAGAAGAGTTTCTAAGCCAAGCTTCACTGGCATAGCCACCATAGCTCGGAGCCAAGGTGTTTCCGTTGCGAGAAACATCTTCGGCATCGCCGCCCGGAAGTGGGTGGCCAAAGGTCTCTACAAACTCAGAGAATGAGTTTATTCTGACTGGGACCATCGCTGGTCCTTTTTGGGCTTTCCCGATAACCATAGGACCAACTTGCCCAGGGGTTACAGGCAGTTGGCTATTATCTATTTCATCAATAAAAACGCCGGGGGAAATGAACTTAAACTTACTTGTTGGATCAGCCATTTTAACTCTATTCTCCTCGATTACTAGCTAGTTTGCTCAAGCTGATGCCGATTATCGGGTCAACTATCAATAATAAATAGTAAGACAATCACTCAAACTCCTTTGAGTTTATGGTCTGTATTTATCTTTTCGGTTTGCATGGAAGTCTGGCTCTTCACCTAAGGTTGATCGTTCTCTAGCAAATCTTATTTTTGCAGGACTCTGGCGATGAACTGCGATTGGGGTGTCTTGGTTGCCTTCGGCACCAATAATATAGCCTAGCACTTTTATTTGAACCCCGGAGGTGAAGACTCTTTCTCCTGTGTCAAGTCCCTCGGTCTTAAAATCGGTGGTATAGTTTGGATCCACGAACGCTTCATAACTATTATGCTCATGAGCGATTCGAAAGATGCTCGGGTCGCCGGTGATAGTGTGGAAGGGTGACAGCATCTCATTCATGTGCTGGTGATATTCTGCGATCATACTAATCGAATAGGTTATCTCTAGCCAGGTGGGCATTGGTATCAACACCGTCTCGTACACTATGTTTTTATTTTTCCCTGGAAATGTCTGGTAGTTTGCGTCTGTCCCAGAAGCTGATTTGCGCTGAGCATTAGCATTTGCAAAAGGCTGTGTCTCCGCTTGGTTAACTTTTCTCGTTATTGGGATTGAGCCACCACGATTATAATAATCAAAGTAGGGAGGAATGTTAACGCCATAGATCGCTTTATTCGCTGGGTTCTGAACCACCGTGGTCTTCTCGATGGAAACCATTGGATATGCCAACGTCCTTCCGTTCGGACGAAGGGACGGGTCGTTTTTTATCTGATATGCCCGTTCGGGGATAGAGAACACAATCGGAAGCTTTTGAAACCCCTTGTTAGTTGTAACATGGATATTCATTGTGTCATTGATGTAGTTGTATATTGCATAGTCAATGGTCTCAAGGCTGGAGGGACCAAGGGAATACGCAGACTGTAGATTTTCATGATCGAGAGGTGTTCTAACTGGCATCGAATAATCCTCGTCGGGCTTGTCGAGCTACTGCTGTGACCTCTAAAGAAGTCTCGCTTGTAGTAAATGATGCATCCTGCCCAAAAAGATATCTCGGCTCGAAGAGATCAACAATCTCAAAATACATGTTATCGTATTGAACAAAGTCACCTAGTCTTATAAACAAATTCTGGTCCTCTACTAATCTTCTCTTGCTCAAATGAATGTTCAAATTGTAGACGCTATCAAATCCGAACTTCTGTTGGACTCTCTCTGAGCCTAAATATTCAATTAAAGAATATATCCGGACTGGGGGAAGGAATGTTTTATTAATTGCTTCCCCGTAAAGTGGGTGGTAGTTTGATCTTTCCATGTCAATGGGAAAGTATAATATTTGTTGCCCAACAACCTTCTCAATGACTTCATCTGTTAACTGTTTGACAAAGTTTCTCTCTGCTTTGCCGACAAAGAGAGAAGGCGGAGGAGAGGAAGGTTGAGTCCACTGGTCTGTTCTGTTTGCCATTTCCTACTACCCTACATAGATGCCATGCGGGATGGTCTTGAACACTTCGTTGAGACTTCCCTGCATCGCAGCATCACCTTCTGCCAGCTTTCCGTAGACCAGTTCATCGAGAACAGTCTTCAGTTCATCTCGCAGGGCAGTCTGCTCCTCTTTGGCTTCGGAGATCAGCGACGGTCCGTTTAGAGTTATCTCGTTTCCTGGGATAGGGATGGATGCAAGCTTGGATCGAACCTGTCCCAAAGTTTCCTTGCTGAGGGAAAGCGCAAAGCGACGAATCCACTGTTTGCCAATGCTGTTGATATTTTCATACGGCATATTCGGGAAAGGGAGCGAGTTCATGTTGTTGACGCCATCTGCGCCATATTTACGATCAGCCTCTTCGTCGTATGCTTCTTCTGACGCCCGAAACTTAACCCAAAACTTTCTTGGATTGTTCCCGTCAGGCACTGGAAATATACGTACTTTGTTATTATTAATTTCAAAAGAATAATGGGATGCACGGACTTTCATATCCTCCTCATAGGCATACGCCTGGAGGGTATTCTGCCACGATGGCACAACTTGGAAGTTTGAGTCGTCAGCGTACATTCCGTAAGTTGATAAGTTACCTACGGTGCCTACGCTAACTCCTCCGAAGAATCTCCAAGAGGCTCGGGGGGTCTTATAATAAACTTCCTGAATCGTTATAGCGCTCTTCCCGACTTTCTCGTAGAAGGGGTTGCTTGAGGTCAAAGATGCGCTATAGATGATTGATTGAAGGTCGTAGTCTTGTTCATCTCTTATGATATCGAAAGAAGCTGAGTATATTGTCTGTGATGCACCGATCCCAACATGAATGGCGACGCCACGACCCATATGGGTGGCATAGCCTAATTGGAATCTCGGAAACTTTAAGTTGGCCGGGGTGCTGAACGATCCAGTAAACTCTCCATCTTGGTCAAAAGACCCCGTAGTATTTCCCAAAAGGTCAGACAGAACGTTCTTCGCCTGATGTGTGTTTATGAGATATGAATATTCCAAACATGCCTCTTCATAGGCATTGTAAATATTGTCTGGAGTTATCTCAAGATCCAGAATATTTCCGCCGAGCTTATTATAAACGTAAGCTACCTGATCTACGGCACCACTAATAAATGGGTTGCTAGCACTGTAGATGCCGTAAGCTAAACTGGAGGCAACAAGAGAATGAGAGCCAGTCGAAGGCAGCACTAAAATGCTGGTCTGGCTTTTAGGATTTAAGTTAACGGGCATTGCGGGGTGGGTTCCTGTTGTTGTATTTAGTATTGACCTTTACTAAATAGGCGGCGGTGAATGGTTTATTCCTTCCTCTTCTGCTACGGTCTTCTTTAATTTTCCTTTTTGCCCCTCAACCTCACGAGCCATCTCTCTCAAGCCCACTTCCTTCCGTAGAACGGTGGCAAGTGAATGTAAGCACTCCGGCGTATTCCTTTTTCCTTCACCCGCCTAAAAGGTCTCCCAAACGCCTTGCTAAAGCCGACGTCAGCCACTGTGTCCCTACTAGCCCAGGTGGTGCTGTGTCCTTTAAAAACAAAACCCCGCCAGAAGGCAGGGTTTTGCTGTGCTTATTCGCACACTCTGTCACTCAAAGGCTATCAGCCAGCGAGATCCTGCACGATAACTAGTCCGTACATGTCAGGACGTACCATCTTCTTAGCGTAGCGAGTCATCACACCCTTGCGAGGCACGAAGTCTTCGATACCGAAGATAGTGGGAGTCACCTGAAGCGGCACATAAGGAGCGTAGACATAGCCACTCTCCAAAAAGCTGCTACCCTTACGGCCCACTAAGAGCACGTTTCTCATGAAGTATGGATCAACATAAATGTCCATCTTTCTAGAGATTGATCCGACGTTCTCGGCACCCCAAGAACCACGATCCTCGTCAGAGGCAACCTTGGCTCTAAATCCAGAAGTAAATTCTAGAAGGCTGGCAACCTCAGGTCCACAAACTAGGAAGTTTGCGCCGCCACGAAGCGTCTTACGATGCATGCGAGCAGAAAGGTCGTTGACTCTCTCTAGGAGAGTCTCGTACCAGTCACTGACAGTACCTGTGAAATCAGGAGCACCATTCGAAACAGCAATCAGAGAACCGTCTTCACGACTTAGGAACTTACCAGGGCGACGACTCCAATAGAGTGTACCGGCGGAAGCGCCACTTACGAGGTCAGAGAGAATCTCCTGATCGATCTCAAGAGCAATATGCTCAGAGAGGATAGAAGTAAGCTCGACCTCGGCGTCAAGGTTGTGATAAGCGTTGAGGTCCTGAGCAAGCTCGGGGCTCCACTTAGCTTTCAGCTTCTTAGTGACGGCTGTCACGGCGATGCTGTCTACCTTGATGTCGATCTCTGGGATCTGCTGACTAGTTTCTAGTCCCCAACTCTGGTTGGCGTTACTACCAGCAACACCACCAAAGGGATCGCCTGCGGCAACAAAGTTATCAGTCATCGGGTAATATACTCTACCGACGATAGATGCGCCACCGCCGGTGCCGTCGGGTCCGCCCATAGAATGGGACAGATGAACCGCACTTAGGGTGCCGTCACGGCAGACGCCGACAACAAGGACCTTGCTCGTAGAGCTACCAGAGAACTGGTTCAAGCGACGGGCGTGATATGCAGGAGCCAAAAGTTCACCGGCTCCGTTATTACCAGAAACAACCATAGACGCAAGGTTGTCGAAATTCATGCCGTCAGTGTTGACGAAGTCCACTTCGCCGATGACGTAAGTAGAAGTACCCGAGATAAGATCTGGGTCACGACGTAAAGTCTTGACATCCGCAGCACTCTCGTTGGCACCGAAGGTACCAGAGGCGATAATAGCGAAACCGACCTTAGAGCCAGTAGGGCTACTGAAACCATTGGTTAGGTTATAGAATCCAGCTTCGCCATCTTGGTCAGTAAGACTAGCGCCACTTAGAATCTGGCGAGCCACACGGCCCTGACCATAAATCGAAGAGTCGGCAGTACGACCAAGGCGGTTTTGACCGCTGGAGTCACCACCCATGCCACTGTCTCCACTATGGACAAAATCCATAAAGAAGATGAGCCCCGAGGGGAGACTCATTGGCTGGACCGAAACAAGGTCCTGAGCTAGAAGTCCGCCGAAAACACGACGAACAATTGGGAATGCAACTGAAGCAAAGCCTTCGACATCGCCGGCTTGCATTGTGGTTTGCTCTTTGAGCAACTGAGCGGCCTGGTTCTCTAGAAGTCGTGACATGGTGCCACGCTTATGGTCGTCAAGACCCTCTAGGAGTCCAGTCTTCTCCCACTTGGAGAGCAGAGCTTCTCCTTCGTTGGCAAGAGACCGTTGTCTGATGCCTTCTGTTAGTGATTCAATCATTGACATAATATAATCTCCTTAAATGATTATTTGTTGTTTATACCTGCGAGCGTCGCCCAACGGTTCTTAACCGGGACGTCTTCAGCGCCTTCGACCTTTCGGTGTCCACCCAGAATCACAGTTGATCGCCTAGAGACTGCCTCAGACAACGATTTCGGAGTGCTCTTTGTCGAGCGACCCTCCATTGTCTTTTGAAGAGTTTCAAAGATCACCTTTGCTTCTTCCGCTGTTCGTGCTTCCGAGACTAACTCAGCAATCTTATTCTTTTGCTGCTCATTCAGGGAGGGGTCTTGTATCACACGATTCACATATAGTAACCTAGCGTTAGATAGGTTTACTTCTTCTAATCTATCCTTTACCTTAATAACAAGATTTTTCAATTCTTTATTTCTACTCCTCAGAGCTTCGTTCTGAAGCTGGAGTCTTCCATTTTCTCTTTTTGAGTTTTCTATGTCTTTCTTGTCCCGTCCATCATCGGCAGGAGTGGCGACATCGACCTCTTCGACAGCGTCGGGGTCAGACTCTATAAGTTCCTTTTCAATAGCTTCGGACTTTTCCTCTGGGATGTCTACTTTTAATATCTCACTAAAGATGTTCTTCAACTCTTCCTCGTTGATATCAATATCAATATCATCGTCATCATCTCGGTTCCCGGCGTAAAGCGGGTCTTCATCTGTAAGTTCGGCGTCGTCCATTTCAATGCCGATTTCGTCGGCAATCTCGTCACGACCCATTTCGAATTCTTCTCCCGGAAGAGCTTCGCCTTCCTCGTCACTATCTGCCTTAGCGGCAGCAATAATCTGATCCAAATCAATAACGACTATTTCATCGTCGGCGTGGTCAGGCTCGTGAGCCATTGGGATTGAGTCTACTACGCTGCTCTCTTCTGGTTCCTCTAGGCTCGGATCGCCCATGCCAAGGTCGCCAGCCGGATCCTCCTCGTCAAAGCCGAGGTCAAGATCGTCTTCTTCAAGAAGTCGCTGGACAGCCTGCTTTACCTCTGGCGCATAGCGCTCGACAACCTCTTTTTCAGCGTTGCGGATGGCGGCCTCACGTAGAGCCTTCGCATCGATTATGGCTTGTTCTAACATATCGGACATTAAAATATCCCCTTCGAGTTGAATAATGTGTCAGAATATATAGTCATAAATCGTTTCAAAAGACCAACAGTCCTGCCTTAGATGCTAACACCCGAGCCAGTAA